GACGTAGTGAAATCAGAAAAAGGTCTTCGAGAATTAATAAAGAGAAATGTGTTAAAAGAGATACATCCGGGCACAAAACCTAGTATTGATTTTATTTATAAAATTCTTGAAGATGCTTATAATTCAGGAATGTCATACGATGTCAGAGATTTAAGATCAAAGGTTTTAAATTTTGCTTTAAATAGCACTAATAATTCGGAATATTGTATTAGACTTGTAGGGAAAATGCATTTTAGTTCCGAAGAACCTAGTTCTGATTTGGCTAGATATGTAGATGATAGACTTATATTCTTTGATGTCGAAGTATTTCCTAATTTATTTCTTGTATGTTGGAAATATGCAGGTAAAGAAAATAAATGCGTGCATATGATAAATCCATCTCCACAAGAAATAGAAGAATTTATGCAATTTAAACTTGTAGGATTCAATTGCCGTCGCTTTGATAATCATATTCTTTATGCTAGATATATTGGATACGATAATACTGCACTTTATAATCTTACAAAAGGAATTATTGAAGATCAAAAGAGAAGCTTTTTTGGTGAGGCCTACAATATTTCATACACAGATGTATATGATTTTTCATCCGTTAAACAGAGCTTAAAGAAATTTGAAATTGATTTAGGCATCCATCATAATGAATTAGGTTTTCCTTTCGATCAACCAGTTCCAGAAGAAAAATGGCCAATTGTAATTGAGTATTGTGACAATGATGTTATAGCCACAGAAGCAGTATTTAACGATCGTAAAGAGGATTTCATAGCTAGACAAATTTTGGCAGATTTAAGTGGATTAACCGTAAATGATACCACCCAAACGCATACAGGAAAGATTATATTTGGAAACGATTCTAACCCACAAGATAAATTTGTTTATACAGATTTAAGTGAGATGTTTCCTGGATATGTTTTTGAAATTGGAAAAAGCAGTTATCGTGATGAAAATCCAGGAGAAGGAGGATATGTCTATGCGGAACCTGGTTATTATGAAGAGTTGGTTTTACTTGATGTTGTCTCTATGCATCCAACCAGTATTAAGTTGCTTAATTTATTTGGGTTGTATACTTCAAAATTTAGTGAAATCATTGATGCTCGTGTCGCTATTAAGCATAAGGAAATCGAGAAGGCTTCTAAAATGCTTGGAGGAGTCTTAGAAAAGTATTTAAAAACTACAGAAGACGCCGATGCATTGGCATATGCCTTAAAAATTGTAATTAATATTGTTTATGGATTGACATCTGCTAAGTTTCCAAATAAGTTTAAAGATCCGCGAAATATAGACAATATCGTAGCTAAGCGTGGAGCTTTATTTATGATCGATCTTAAGCATGCTGTTCAAGAAAAGGGATTTAAAGTAGTTCATATTAAAACGGATTCTATTAAGATACCAGGTGCAACTTCGGAAATAATAGAATTTGTTATCGATTTCGGCAAAAACTATGGATATACTTTTGAGCATGAAACAACATATGAAAAATTATGTTTAGTTAATGATTCGGTTTATATAGCAAAAACCGAAGATGGACGATGGATAGCTGTCGGAGCAGAGTTTGCGCATCCATATATCTTCAAAACATTATTTAGTAGAGAAAAAATATTGTTTGAAGATCTATGCGAAACTAAATCTGTTACTTCTAATCTGTATTTAGATATGAACGAAAATTTGGAAGAGGATCGACATAATTATACTTTTGTTGGAAAAACAGGATCCTTTTGCCCAATTAAAGATGGATTTGGAGGAGGCATTCTTGTAAGAGAAAAGGATGAAAAGTACTATGCTGTTTCAGGAACCAAAGGATATCGTTGGCTGGAAGCTGAGACAATAAAAGAATTGCATATGGAAGACAATATTGATTTGGAGTATTATCGAAGATTAGTAGATAATGCTATTTCTCATATATCAGAATACGTAAATTTTGATGAGTTTAGATTATAAAAGGAGAATCGTATGATTAAGCGAAATATTTCTATCGAAAATGCAATAATTGGTTTTAGGAATTTTTCAGGAAAAGAAGGGCAATATAATCCTGAAGGTCGGAGAATCTTTTCTGTTTTTCTTGAAGAAGACATCGCAGAGCAATTGAAGGAAGACGGATGGAACGTCAAACTTTTAAAACCCAAAAATCCAGAAGATCCTCCTAAATATCATCTTCCAGTAGGAGTGAATTTCAATAAATTTCCACCAAGAATTGTTCTTATTAGGGCTAATACTAAAAGCGATATCGATGAAGATACTGTTCATATTCTAGATTGGGCAGAAATTGAACATGTTGATTTGATTATTCGTCCCTATAATTGGGATGTTAACGGGCGAACAGGCGTTCGAGCTTATTTAAAAGCTATGTATATTACTATAGTTGAAGATGAATTTGAAGCTAAATATCGTAACGTTCCCGACAGCGCTTATAATACTGTAGGCAACGATGACGATCCACCTCCCTGGGATTAAACTATATTCTCATCAAGAGGCTGCGGTAGACCAGTTAAAAACCGGCTCCATCTTATGTGGTGGAGTCGGTTCTGGTAAATCTAGAACAGCTCTTATGTATTTTTATACTAGGGAAAATCCTAAAGATCTTTATATTATTACTACAGCAAAAAAGCGAGACACACTTGATTGGGAACGCGAGTGTGCTTTATTTATGTTTTCGACTGATAGAGAATCAAGTTTAAATGGTGTTCAAGTCACTGTAGATTCTTGGAATAATATAAAGAAATACATTGAAATAAAAGGTGCCTTTTTTATTTTTGACGAGCAAAGAGTTATTGGATCTGGCGCCTGGGTAAAATCTTTTCTTAAAATAACTAAGCATAATAATTGGATTCTTTTAAGTGCTACACCTGGTGACACTTGGATGGATTATATTCCGGTATTTATAGCTAATAGATTCTATAATAATCGTACTGAATTTATTAGAAGACATGTTGTTTATAATTCATTTACTAAGTTTCCAAAAGTTGACCATTATATTGATGAAGAGAGGCTTGAAAGATTTAAAAAGTATATTACAGTAACTATGGATTATATTCGCCCAACTGTAGTTAATTTTATAGATCTTTCTGCATCTTTCGATAAAGAAAAAATGGACCAGCTTGCGAAAAAGCGTTGGAATCCATATTCCGAATCGCCAATAAAAGGTATAAGTGAATTATGTTTTACAATGAGAAAAGTAGTAAATAGTGATTTAAGTCGATTTTCTATTGTAAAACAATTAAATGATTTGCATAGTAGAATTATAGTTTTCTATAATTTTGATTATGAGCTGGCAATTCTTAGAAAGTTGAAAGATAATTTAGAGATTTCTGTAGCAGAGTATAATGGCCATAAGCATGAGCCAATTCCGGAAAGCCAGAAATGGGCATATTTAGTTCAATACATTTCCGGTTCTGAAGGATGGAATTGTATAGAAACAAACGCGATTGTTTTCTATTCGTTAAATTATTCCTATAGAATGATGACCCAAGCCGCGGGTCGTATTGATAGGTTAAATACCCCATTTGCAAAATTATACTATTATAGAATTGTTTCTAATTCTATAATAGATAATGAAATAAGAAAAGCTCTAAAAAATAAAAAAGATTTTAATGAGCGAAAAGTATTTTCTGTATATTTTGAAAGGAGTAAAGAATGATTGAATTACGAGGTGACTGGAGCAATACAAGTGAACGAGAAACTGCTGTATTTGCTATGCATAATATTGGATCGTTTTTAGTAAATTTCTATTTCACGCTAACCAAGCAACTAGTAGAAAAAGAATCTCTGTTTGAAAAGTTATTTGGAAGGAATCTTATATTAGATGCAAGATCTGTAGTTTCAGGAACTTTTCATGGATATGTTTCTAATTTGGAGCCAAGAGTTCTTCAATTAGAAATAGGTAATATAACAGAGTCATTGATAAAACATGAAGTAGGTCATGCATTAATTCTGACTTCTTTACCGGGCCTAAATCCAGCCGAATTATTGAGCGCAACAGTAATTAGGACATCAACAGGAAGACCAGTAACGGGCCAAGGATTTATGGAATATTCTAGAGATATGGGATATTATGGTACTTATTATACTGGATACAATAGTGTTTTTTATCCCCATCAATATCATCCAAAGTATTTTGAAGAGGGAAACAATTCTACAGAAGATATTTGTGATTTATGGCTTGGTATACTTACTAATAATATTGCCAATAATGATGCAGGTTATGCACTTAATAGTTGGTTTATTTCTTATTTAACTAAGAGGCTTACTACATGAAAATCATGGTATATAATGGAGGGGGGATCTATCTATGATTAGAGAATCCCTCTTTCAATCTAATTTGATTACCGAACTTAGGAAACTATTTCCAGGTTGTATAATTTTGAAGAATGACCCAAATTATCTTCAGGGTTTCCCTGATTTGATAATTCTCTACAAAAATAAATGGGCTGCTTTAGAGGTTAAATCAACTGAAGAAGCTCATAAACAACCTAATCAAATTTATTATGTAGAACTAGCTAATGATATGTCATATGCTAATTTTATTTTTCCAGAAAACAGACAAGAGGTCCTTGATGAACTTCAACAAGCACTCCGATCTCGTCGGTCAACACGCTTTCTTAAGCGGTAGCCGACATCATTGGGTTAATTACGACATAGAAAAGCTCGACGCAGTTTTTAATAAATATTTAGCCACTCAAAAAGGAATTGAGTTGCATGCCCTTGCATGTCAATGTATTAAATTAGGAATTAAACTTCCTAAGTCTCGAAAATCATTAAATCAATATGTAAATGATGCTATTGGTTTTAGAATGATTCCAGAACAAGTTCTTTTTTATTCTTTTAATGCATTTGGAACAGCTGACACGATTTCTTTTAGAGAGAATTTGCTAAGAATACATGATTTAAAGACAGGTGTAACTATTGTTTCTATGCATCAATTGGAAATATATTCTGCTCTTTTCTGTTTAGAATATGATTTTAAACCTAAAAACATAGATTTCGAATTGCGGATTTATCAATTGACTGATGTAGTAGTTCATACTCCAGATCCTGAATCTATTCAAAGAATCATGGATAAAATTATTTTGTTTGATAAGAAGATCGAAGATATCAAATCTCAGGAGGAGCCATGGCTACTAGATCAGAGTCCGATTTAAAACATATTGGAACTCCCAGGCATTCTGGTAGATATCCTTGGGGATCTGGAAAAAATCCGCAAAGAAGTAAGTCTTTTCGTTCCTATGTAAATGAGCTGAAAGAACAAGGTCTAAGTGAAGTTGAAATAGCAAAAGGAATGGGGCTTAATACTAAACAGCTAAGAGATAAAGTTTCAATGGCTTATGCAGAAGAAAGAGCAGTTAATGTTACAATGGCTACTCGTCTATTAGAAAAAGGTTATAGTGAAACTGCAATTAGCCAAAGAATGGGTGTAGATACTAGAACAGTTCGTTCTTGGTTGGATAAAGAAATTAGTGATCGAGCTAATATATCAGCTACTACGGCTCTTGTTTTAAAAGATGCAGTAGGTTCAACAGGACTTATTCAAATAGGCGTAGGCGTAGAACAGCATTTAGGAATTAGTAGACCTAAGTTAAATACCGCTGTTGCAATGCTTCAAGAAGAAGGTTACACTGTTCATACCATTTATGTAGAGCAGGCAGGAACAGGAAAATATACTGCAATAAAAGTTCTTGCTCCTCCTGGTACAACAAAAGCTGACGTAAATAAGAATCGATATGATATAAAATTGCCTATAGAATATTATTCTGAAGATGGCGGAAGATCATATAATTCTATTGAACCCATTCAAAGTGTGTCTAGTAAACGAATTTATGTTAGATATAAAGAAGATGGTGGCGCCGACAAAGATGGTATGATTGAACTTAGAAGAGGCGTAGATGATATCTCGTTAGGTGGAACGCCGTATGCCCAAGTTAGAATAGGTGTAGACGATACACATTTCATGAAGGGTATGGCGATTCACACAAATAATATCCCTGATGGTTATGATATTGTATATAATGTTAGTAAATCTAAAGGAGAGGAAGTTTTTAAACCTTTGAAATCTGATGATCCAGATAATCCAATTGGCGCTGCTCTTCGACAGAAAAAATACACTGATGCTAATGGAAATGAAAGATTATCAGCTATTAACATTGTAGGTTATAAAGAAGGATCAGGCGAAGAAGGATCATGGAATGTTTGGTCTAGAAGTATATCTTCTCAAGTTTTATCTAAACAAACTCCAAAATTAGCTAAAACACAATTAGGATTAGATCTTGCTATTAGAAAAGAAGAATACGATGAAATAATGGCTTTAACTAATCCAGCTGTCAAAAAGGCAATGTTGAAAAAGTTTAGCGACGAATGCGATTCAGCTGCTGTTCATTTATCAGCTGCAGCACTTCCCAGACAAAATACTCATGTTCTTTTATCTTTTCCTTCTATTAAAGAAGATCAAGTATATGCCCCCAATTATGATAATGGTGAGCGTGTAGTTTTAATAAGGCATCCACATGGTGGTATCTTCGAAATACCGGAGTTAACAGTTAATAATAGTAATAAAGAAGCAAAAGCTGTTATAGGCAATTCGAGAGATGCGATTGGTATTCATCCAAAAACTGCTTCGCAATTGTCAGGTGCCGATTTTGATGGGGACGCAGTGATTGTGATCCCTAATAAGAATCGTAACATTCAAATTGCTCCTCAATTAAAAGCGTTAAAAGATTTTGATCCTAGATCAGCATATCGAGATCTTCCTACAGGAGAAAAACCATTAGATGCCCGTGGCAAAGGCATAGAAATGGGAAAGATCTCTAATCTTATTACAGATATGACGATTAGAGGTGCATCTCATGACGAGATTGCGAGAGCAGTCAAACACTCAATGGTGGTTATTGATGCTGAGAAGCATAAATTAAATTATAAACAATCAGCTATCGATAATAATATTGCTGAGTTAAAGAAGAAATATCAAGGTAGTGAAAGATCAGGAGCATCTACTATAATTTCAAAAGCTTCTGCTGAGAAAAGAATTAATGAAAGAAGAGAAGGAAGAACTGTAGTAGATACTGCTACCGGAAAGAAAAGAAAAATTTATATAGATCCTAGTACTGGTGAAAAATTATATGAACCTACTGGGAGAACGTATTTAAAGAGAAAGCCGATTAAAGATCCAATAACTGGTAAAAAGAAATACTATGAATTGGATCCAGTAACTGGCAAAAAGAAATATTATGATGAAGAAGGTTCTATTCTTCCCCGTAAAACTAAAACTACTCGTATGGCAGAGGAAAAAGATGCCTTTAAATTATCTTCCGGAACAAGGATGGAAGATATATATGCAGAGCATGCTAATAATTTAAAGGGTATGGCAAATAAAGCTAGATTAGATATGATTAATACTAAAGATAGACCATATAATCCATCTGCTAGAACTACATACGCTCAAGAAGTAACAGCTTTAAAGTCCGCCCTAGCCCTTGCTTATAGAAACAAACCCCTTGAAAGACAAGCTCAATTATTAACTAATAAGATAGTAGCTGCTAAGAGAAGGGCCAACCCTGATATGGATCCCGATCATCTTAAAAAAGCAAAGAATCAGGCGTTAGAAGAAGCAAGAGCAAGATACAATGCTAGAAAACCTAAGATCCAGATAACTGATAGGCAATGGGAGGCTATTCAAGCCGGTGCCCTCAGTCCAAGTGCTCTAGAAAAGATTTTAGAGAATGCTGATCCCACAACTTTTGTACCAAGAGCTATGCCAAAACAATATAAAGGTATGTCCCCTGCCAGAACAAATAGAGCTAAAAGTTTATTGTCTCTAGGACATACACCAGCAGAAGTAGCTGAGGCTCTAGGTGTATCTGTTACTACCATACATAACGTTATTAATGGGTAAAAGGTGTGATACTTATGAATGATAATAATTATGAATTAAAAAGTATAGAAGAATTAAGTTCTATGCTTACAACAATTGATAATCCATACAATCCTTTTACTCAATTTGATGAGTGGTACTTGTTCGATACAAATGCTGGCTATGATACTTTAAATTATCTTGCAAGAATTGCGAAGACTTCTGATGATTTAAGTTTTTATGATAATGCAGTAGCCATAGAAAGTGCCATTGATGAAATAGTACAATATAATGTATTAGGGATTTACATCAAAGTTAACCCCTATAATTTTAAAGATCGTAGTGAAAAAATAATTATATAAGAGGGACAAACAACCGGATATAGGGGGGTGTCACAAGATATACCCCCCTTCTCGAT